AAAGGTTTCCGTTTCCGGTATCTGGTGGTTTGCCTGCGCTCAGTTTGCGACCGCCGATCTGTGGCTCATCCACGGACCGGCAGTAACCTCCGACAACCCCGCCGACATGGACCTCGCCGGAGCTGGCGACCCATCAGGCATCGGAACTCTCGTTCACTGCGACGTTACTGCGACCTCGGGTTGGCTCGATCTTCGCCAGCGCGTCGTCCCGGTCAATACATAAGGAACCCAGACGATGCAACCCATCAACGCAGAAGTCCTCCAGGGGATCGCCAAGACCACGTTCTATGGTGCGATCAAGGACGAGGAATCGAAGCGCATCTACCCGAAGATTTGCGAGATCATCGATCAGCCCGACCTGACGGTGACGTACACCTCGTTCGGTGGAGTTCCCGAGCCCCGGCAGTTGAGCGGGTCGCGGGCCGCCACCGGCAACCGGCAGGCGAAGTCTCTTGCCGACTACACCCTGGTCGGCACGGTCGTCGAGTGGGAGGACACGGTCACCATCCCGAGAGCGGTCATCGAGACCAACCCTCAGGAGATCCCGCGCATCACCGCGCAGATGGCTCAGAAGGCGTCGTTGTTCCTCGACCGCCGCCTTGTCGGAACGAGCCTGCCCTCGACTACCGCGCTCGGGTACGACGGGATCGCGTTGTTCAGCGGCTCCCACGCCGAGACCGGTAGCAACCAGGACAACGACAACTCGACCGCCGTCACCGGCATCGTCGGCACGACCACCCACCCGACCACGTCCGAGTTCGAGGCCATGATCGACCTCGCTCTTTCGGACATCAAGGCGTTCACCGACGACGTGGGCACCCCGGTCAACGCGGGCGTGACGAACTACACGATCGTCTGCCCGCTCGAGTTCGAGTTCCATCTGAAGTCAGTTCTCGGCGTTCTCGGCGGGAACTATCAGATGGCCGGTGGTATCGCTCCTGCCGACGACATCTACACCGGCAGGTTCCGTGGGATGTTCGACGTGGTCGGATCGCCGTTCGTGGCGACCAATGACCGCGTTTACATCTTCTGCAACGACGGCGGCACGAAAGCGATGGCGCTGCTGAAGAACAAGGATTGGGAGTTCAAGTCGAACATCGGCACCGACTCCGATCTCTGGAACTACGAACAGACCGCCCTGTTCACGGCATACGCTCGGTTCGAGTTCGTGCCGTGGAACTGGAAGGTTGCATATCGTCACGTCTACACCTAGACGATGATTCCGGCGGGGGGGTCTTCGGACCCCCCTGCTCTGGAGATCGCTGAATGAACATCGTTCATAACGAGGAGTTCTATTCGTCGGGCACGATCGTGGCGAACGGGGACACGGGGGTCATAGCAACCCCGCTCCAGCGTCCCGCCGCTCGACCGGCGCCCGACTCACCGAACGTCATCGTGCCGCTCTACTTCATGCAGCTCGGCGCTGATATGACGGTCGATGAGACCTGCACCGTCACGATCGGGTGGTACACCGACTCGACCGGTGGATATACGCACGGCACGACCACGTTCGCCGCTATGACCTGGACCGACGCTGACCCGGCTCACGAATACTGGCCGGGCGACCTGACCAAGTGGGACGGCACCGACGTGTACCGGCCCCCGTGGGTTCCCCTGCCCGAGTATTGCCAGATCAATTGGACGCTGGTCGGGGCAGCGAAGTCGATGTCGTTCACGCTCAGGATGACGTATCTGGTCATGTGATGAATGCCGAGCCTAACGGTCCGACCAGACGAGGCGGGATACTACAGCGGATGGACGTCCCTGTTTCCAGCGACCCGGGCAAAGGGCTGGACGACCGTTGACGACGGAAGCGCGAACGACGACACCGACTATCTCATCCTGCCCCGGCTCGTCAGCCCCGCAGGCGCGGCGTCGTTCTCTTTCGGGTCTGCCTCGAACATTCTGCCGACCCAGATCGTCATCACCTGCCGAGCCAAGATCGAGACCGGAGTTGCGCCAGAGTTACGGGTCGGATTTGCCAATAAGCGGACAGGGGATGTCGCGGTGGATGGGACGACCGAGGTCATGGTCTCCGGTTACGCAACCTTCGCCCGCACGTTCACCACGAACCCATTCACCAGCGCAGCGTGGGCGGTTGACGAGATGAAGAACATGGAGCTGTACGTCTCGACGGTGATCGGCGTTCTGGGGACGGCACGGGTCACGCTACTGAATGCGGCGGTGACGTACACGCTACCGACGAACTACGGAATCAAACCCGAACCGCAGGTCTATCAGACGGGGTAAGCGATGGCGTGGGTCTCAGGGAATCTCGTACACGCAACACACCAATACCTTGACGCTGCCGGAGATCCGAAGGGCAGCATGGTCAAGACGACCGACATTGAGTTCACCCTGTTCCGTGACCCGAGTACGGGCGCGGTGGCGGCGTCCGAGACGGTGTCCTTCACCGAGTCTGCGACCACCGGGTACTACACGATCTCGTTCACCCCCGACAACGCGGGCCTCTACACCCTCTGGGCGAAAGAGGTCAACGCGGACTCGTACCTGCGGAACCTACAGTTCGACTGGTCGGTGGTGTCCGCTGGGTCGGTGTTCGCGCCGGCCTTCTCGAATGCCTTCTGCGCCGAGACGGACCTGGAGCGGTGGATGCAGCAGGCGATCACGACTTCGACCTCGCCTTCCAGCACGGAGGCGGCAGGGTTCGCGGAGACCAGGGCTGCGGTGCTGATGGGGATGTGCGCTCGGCTCGGGTACACGGTGACGCCGACGACGGTCACGACCGGCTCCCGTCTCGAGGACATTCTTCGGGAAGCCAACGCCATTGGGGCCGCGATGGACTACACCGTCGCGCAGTCGTTCAAGTCTGCCACCAGCAGAACCCAGCGCATCCCCGAGCTGCTCGGCCTCTGGCGTCAGTACACCGGCGACGAGACGAAGGCGCCGAGGGCCTACGGGTTCATCGGTGACGAGGTGCGGGGGAACCTGGCGAGCCTTGCGACGGACCACATCGTCAGCGGTGACACGCAGGCGGCAGCGGACGCCAGCACGACGCACACGAACGAGAGCATTCAGATCGGGATGGGGGACTTGTTCTGATGGCTCGGATTCTGATGCGGGTGAACCACGACGGGATCGAGCGTATCCGGCTCAGGACGCAGAAGCTGATCCTGACGGACCGGGACAAGGCCGGCCCGCTCCGGATCGAACTGCAGCAGACCCACATCAAGCAGGTGAACGCGGCGTTCAAGACGAAGGGTGCCAGCACCGGCATGGCGTGGCCGGAGTGGTCGCCGGGGTATGCGGCGTGGCGGTCGAAGCATCCGGAGGTCGGGCGAACGATGATGCAGTTGAGCGCCCCGTGGCAGGGACGCGGAGCGAAGGAACTGCGGCGCGCCTTCACCCTGCCCGGCAGCGTCAAGTTCATAGGCCGGTTCGTGAAACCGTTCAAGTACATATTCGGCGCGAACGACGAAGTGGCTTTGAAGCATGAGATAGGCGCAGGGCGCCTGCCTCGTCGCTCGGTCATCACCAAGACGCCGGCAGACATCAAGCAGTTCATTCGCACGTTGCTGAAGTTCTGGGACAAGCGTATCGAGCAGTTCAGGCGGCACGCTTAAGGACAGACGATGGCGATTCGTGGCGCCGAGTATGCGGTCTCCCGCATGGTGACGATTCTGCAGACGTATCTGCCTGCAGAGCTCGACCTGATCGACGCCGAGGAAGCGGACTCGATCACGATGGACGACGTTGCCAACGCTCAGTATTACCGGGGCGAGGTGGACGACCAGCATACGCCCGAGTACCCGGCCATCGTCGTTGACGCTCGGGCCTCTAACCCCATCGCCATCACCAGCACGACGCACTCGCCGGGGACCGACCAGTCGGAGCATGAGGTGGTCGTCTCGGTGCTGATGAACAACTCAGCGAACGAGAGCAAGTCCGATCTCAAGAAGCGGATTCTGAGATACGCCCGCGCCGTGGTGCGGGTGCTGGCGATCAAGTATTCGACGCTGTCGAATACCGTGCTGTACGTCAAGCGGGACGGTGCCGGCCCGGCGCTCTACAAGGACGGCGAGGACGAGACGGTCTATCTCCGCACGGCAGAGATCCCGTTCCTGGTGCAGACATACGAGAACTTGTGAGGTGACGTAATGGCGAAGGGCACACGGAAAGACCCGATCATCATCAACGACAGGAGCGAGGCGCGGGCCTCGAAGACGTACCTGATCAAGTCGAAGAAGAAGGAGGCAGGACATGGCGGCTCCGTATCGGTGGAGAGAAGCGCAGATCGCGCAGGAAGTGGAAGCGACGGCAGGAACAGCGGAGACGCTCCTCGCCGCTGACCTGTTCATCGCTCACGACATCACCCTGACCCCGAGCTGGACGAACACGCCTAACGAGGGGCAGAACGGGACGTTGTCGAAAGAGCCGGGAGTGACCGGCCTGCAGACCGCCACGCTCGAGTTCTCGATGGCGCTGAAGGGGAGCGGCACGGCGACCACGCCTCCCATGTTCGGGG